GCATTAAACGTGCTGCATGGGCTTCTATGACGCGCTCACAGCTTACTGCAACAGATAATAGGATTAGTCTTATATTTACCGCATATTTTGAAATACCAAAATCGTATAGTAAAAAGAAACGTATGCTTTGTGAAACAGGTAATTTAATACCAAAACGCCCTGACATTGATAATATTGCCAAAGCAATAATGGATGCTTGCAATCACACTGTATTTGTAGATGATGCACAAATTTGGCATTTAAGTTGCTTTAAAAGATATTGTGATGTTGGGCAAAAACCGCACGTTCATGTTAAAGTACAATGGGACGATGCAAATGAAAATCAGTCTAATTTAATAAAGTTATAATCTTTGCCATATTGCTCTTGCCATTTCTTTGGCTCTTTATGTATAGCTAACTTGGAGCTGTCCCAATTACCTTGATGATGTCCTTCGCAAAGAGGGATGGCTTCACGATCACTTCTTTTTGCACCACTAAATCTATCATGTATTGTATGATGTGCAGTTGTTGGTGATAATTGCGGTTCGCCAAACTTTTGGCACACACAGCAAGGTAAGCTTCTAATATATTCTAAGTATTTTTTATCAGGCTTATTTTTTGGTTTTTTAAGACCTGTTGGCGGTCTATTTGCCAAATTACTCACAATTTATAACCTTTATAGTCATATGTATCTACAAATAAGTCCGAACCATTTTTATCTTCGGCAACTTTTTTAAACCTTTTACTTGACCATTGTGTGTATTCATATGGTACAAAGTATTTTTGTTGCAACTTACATATTTTAACGTGTTTGTGCCAAAACAGCTGTCTTTCGTTATGGTTTTTTATTTTTCCATCTTCAGATGGTTTTCTGTTGCAATGGTGTCTTGGTAAAGCACCGCACTTTGGGCAAGGCATAGATCGTATTAAAATTTGCTCTTCAGTATAATTAGATGAGTTTGTCATATTTCCATAGGATCGTAACCGACCGCCTCCGATAGTTTCATCATTGCATTATCAAAATAAGTTTTAAATTCTTTTTGATCCATCTTTGTAAACGCAATACTATCAGGTACAAAATAAACACTATTGTTAGCTTTATTTATAACCGTTCTATAGTATCCGCATAACATTTTTAGATCGTCATGTAGGTGAGCCGCAGTAGCCCACTTCTGAGTGTCTTTAACGACATTATTTAATACCGACCAATATTTTTTATGATGCTGTGGTGAGCGTTCGCTTACAGCTTGTATGTCGAATAATTGGTTGGTTGAATATGTTTCTAATATTTCGGCATCGTATTGCGTGACAGGGTGCAAAACCCCATCACGCATAACAACTTGTAAAATCGGCTTTTTAGAACGGAATTTCATCGTCAAAGTCTGCCGAAGCATTGCCACTGCCTGTATCGTTGGAGTTGCCAGTATCGGTAGCAGTCGAGGTTCTATTACCGCCCCCACCAAGCAACTCAACAACAGCGACATTACAAGTTATCTGTGTATTGCCATTGTATTCTTTTAAACCTGTTTCGCCTTGCACAAATACCTTTTGACCTCTTTTAAGGTATTGCTGTAGGGCTTTAGCTCTTGCACCCCACAATGCACAATCAACATAAGTTGTTTCTTTTGTGCGACGATCATTGACCGCCACAGCAAAGTTCAAAACATCAGTACTACTTGATGCACCCATTACGCCATCGCGTGTAAGATTACCAATTGCATTAAGCTGAAGCATTTTCTTCCTCTCTTTTTGCTAGTTTATGATTGGTAAATGCTACCGCCAATTCATTGGCAACAGGTTTGGCAAATTCATTTAATTGGGTAATCATGGTTTTTGCTTTATCGAAACCTTTGTCAAAATTTTCTTGGGTTTTAACACCATTAATAAGCCAATTTTCTGTGGTTTCCGCACGTTCTAATAAATTGCGCTGTGCGTGTGTCATATCTTTGTAAGGTACTTCTGATTTGTATCGTTTACATTCTCTTGCAACAGGATTTAATGACGCTTCGCCATCATCGTCTTTGTCGCCAGATATAACCCCTGCAAGCTGTGATAAACCATATCGTCTTGCATATGTTATGGCACTACCAAGTGATTGCATATCGCCTTGTTTATAAACTAAACGTACTGATGTTTCCCAAGTTTTGCCTGATATATGTTCAAAAATTGTACTTAAAAAATCACCATGTTCGTTTGAATATTCAATATGGTTTATTAAAAAGTTGCGAACTTGAAATGCTTCTTTAACTACACGAACTACTTCATTTAAATCTGCATAGTCATTATTAACAAAACCTGTGGCATTTTTTATTGCCACCGATAGATCACATTGCGCGGCAATATAATCTTGAATTGCTGTATTATTTTCCATTTATTTAATCCTTATACTTACAGTTGGGTTACCAATTTCTATTCTCGCACCGTCTATTTGGTCACCTTCACTTAATTTTTGTTTTATAACATTTTTAATTGGTGCTTTTTCTACCTTTATATACTCGTCTGGTAGTTGGTCTATATTATCAATTACCACAGTTTTTGCACCATCTTTTCTTGATATTGTGCCAAGTGCGTGTGGTATATTTTTTTGATTTGTAGAGTATAGAACCTTTTGCAACGATCTTTTGATACTGTCTTTTTTGTATTGCATCCTTTCTTTTCGTTCTTTGTAAGTTTTTAATAATTCATCTATTGCCAAAATGTGGGCATTAGTTTCATTGTAATCTTCTAGTAATTTACCAACAATCCACATGACGTCGGTTTCACCATCTAACGTATCCCAGAAACACTGATTATCGTCAGAGTATTCACGCAACTGATCTGCAATGAATGTAATTAATCCAGTATCAATCCGCATTTTGTTGTTCGTCCCATAAATCTATAGCAATATTTACAGCTTTTTCTATCTGTTTAATTGCATTGGTTGGGAAACTTTGCGTGTAAAACTGGTCGATTGTAATTTGGTTTAATTCAACCTGTCTTTGCAAATCTGCATTATAATTATTTATGTGTTCGCCAATTTGTGCTTTTAAAAACACTGGTGGTGGGAATTTTGTTGTCGACATAAGAACCTCCATTCTGTCTACAAACACACTATCAAATTAGCTTATTCAGTCAACAAAGAATTTACAAATAAATAGTGACTTTTTAAAATCAAAGTTTATAAAAGAAAATGACCACCCCGAAGGATGGCCAAGTTTAAAAAACAGAAACGTAACAAAGACGGAGGTTCATATGTTACAAAAGCAGTATACCCTGTCACAAATTTTAGGACAAGGAAAAAATTAATGTCACATTATATGACTGCATTAGCAATGAAACAGAAAAACCTTAAACCTGCTACAAAGGTAGTTTTATACTGGATAGCCGACCATTATAATGATGATACAACCGCGTGTTTTCCAAGCCAAACAAGATTGGCTAATTTATGTGAAATGACAAGAGCATCGGTTAATCACCACATAAACATTTTGAAGCAACAAAATATATTAAAAACAACGCAAAGGCACAGACCTGATGGTGGTAAATCTACCCTAGGATATGAACTTTTACTAGAAAATGATGATGTAAATTTATTGAATAAGGTATGTAAAAAGAATTTACAAGGGGATGTTAAAAAACTTGATAACAAGAACCTTATAAATGGTAACCTTGTAAAACTAACAAATAGATATGACGAATACGATTTTACAGATTTTTGGGAAATGTATCCTAAGAAGGTAGGTAAAGGTGCGGCTAGAACATCATTTATCAAAGCACTCAAAAAAGTTCCCTATGATACTATTAAAAAGGCACTGGCTAATTTTATTGAAAAAACTGATGGGCAAGATAAACAGTTTATACCAAACCCCACAACTTGGTTAAATCAAGAAAGGTGGGACGATGAATATGTTGCTAGAATTACAACAACAGGTAATTATTTAGATAATCTGTTTACTGAAAATGCTGACGTTAAAAAATTGGGAATTACAAAATGATTTATCAGGAACGAAAGAATGTTATTTCAAAATGGCTTTTTGAGTTATTAAAAAACTATGAAGTGCCGCCACATCTTGGCAAAGACCAAGTTAAAATAGAAATGATAAATATGGTAGAGGACATAAATAGCGAGTGTCCAAAGTGCAAAGAAAATGTTTTAAATCTTTTGCTAGAAAAATCTGCACAATATATTCGTAAAAATCAAAGTTCTAGGCGATGGCCTACTATTTCGATGTTTATCAAAGCAATAAAAGAGCACAGAGAAAATTTAATGGCAGAAGAAAAGCTAGATAAAATACCACTTTTGGCTGAAAAAGACGATTACGAACTTAATTTAAATGCCATGAGAATTAAGCAAAATAAAACAGTTGCTACATATTGGGTTATAGGTAATGGAGCGCAACGATTACTTGACAAAAATATGGTTTCAACAGAAGAATTAAAGGCATATAAAACATATTGCGAAAAGGTGTTATTACTCAATGTCGAAACAATGGCCTGCAACTAAAATAAGTTTAGTAGATACAAATAAGTTAGTTCCATACGCAAGAAACAGCCGCAAACATAGCGAAGAACAAGTTACGCAACTAGCGGCAAGCATACAAGAATGGGGCTTTACGGTACCAATTTTAACAGACGAAGAAAATACTATTATAGCAGGGCATGGTCGTTTGATGGCGGCACAAAAGCTAGAAATAGATAAAGTGCCTGTTATGGTTGCCAAGGGTTGGTCTGAAGCGCAAAAACACGCATACGTTATTGCAGATAACAAGTTAACAGAAAATAGTACTTGGGACGAAGAGCTCTTAAAGGTAGAAATTAAGCAACTTGAATTTGATAAGTTTGATATTTCTAAGCTTGGGTTTGGCTCTGATGAATTAGCAGATTTATTTCTTGACCGTGACTTTGGCGACACAGATGCGTTTAAAGAATGGGAAGATATGCCAGAGTACGATAATGACGCAATAAAATATTATTATTCAGTCAAGGTAAACTTTGATAATCAGGAAGATGTAGACGAATTTGCTAAAAAAACAGGTTTACCGCTTACCGAAAATACTAGAAGCATTAGATATCCAGAGCCTTTAAAAGAAGATTTAGACGCTTATAGGGTGCAAGGTACAGAAAGCGATGCTGCCTAATTATCCTTTGTACATTCCTAGTAAGGGTAGGTCACAATATATGATGACCTCAAAAGCACTTACCATGATGAAAGTGCCACATTATGTAGTTGTTGAGCCGCAAGAAATTGACGAATATCAAAAGGCAATTAAACACTGGGATTTGTTGTGTGACATTATTCCGTTAGATTTGTCATACAAAGAAAAATACGAGTTGTGTGACGATTTAGGGTTAGAGCGAAGTACTGGACCCGGCCCTGCTAGAAATTTTGCTTGGGAACATAGTAAAGATAACGGATTTGCTTGGCATTGGGTTATGGATGATAACATACGATACTTCCACAGATTTAATAAAAACCTACAAGTTAAAGTAACAGACGGCACTTGTTTTAAAGTCATGGAAGATTTTGTAAGCAAATATAGTAACATTGGTATGGCAGGACCAAATTACATGATGTTTGCACCACGCAAGTCAAAATTAGCACCATTTGTGCTTAATACACGAATTTATAGCTGCAATTTAATACGAAATGAGCTAAGATTTAGATGGCGCGGTAGATACAACGAAGATACAATTATTTCGCTAGATATTATTAAAGCAGGGTGGTGTACAACTCAATTCAATGCTTTTTTACAAGAAAAAACTAATACACAAGTTATGAAAGGCGGCAATACAGACGAATTTTACCATGTAGAAGGTAAAGTAAAAGAAGGTGAAAGATACGCTGATACTGGAACGCTAGATAAGTCAAAAATGCTTGTTAAAGTACACCCTGATTGTTCTAGGCTAGTTATGAAATACGGCAGATGGCACCACCATGTAGATTATAACAGATTTAAGAAGCAAAAATTAATTAGAAATCCTGACGTTAAAATAAATAATGTAGATAAAGAATACGGCATGAAAATGGTGCGAATACGTTGATAGGTTTTACAGCATCAACTTTTGATTTACTCCACGCAGGGCATATTGCTATGTTATCAGAAGCCAAATCTGTTTGTAGTTATTTATTAGTTGGCTTGCACGTTAACCCAAATGCAGAACGTGACCATAAAAACCAACCAATACAAACATTGGTAGAAAGATACACACAATTAAAAGCTGTTTCGTATGTAGATGAAATTATACCATACCAAACAGAGCAAGATTTATTGGATATATTTAAAATGTACGAAATACAGGTTAGAATTATTGGTGAAGAATACAGAGACAAAGATTTTACTGGTAAAAACTTAGATATGCAAATTCACTATAATAAAAGAAGGCATGATTTTAGTTCAAGCCTTCTAAGAGAGCGCATAGTACACGCCGAAAAATATAAGCACAAATCAAAGGTTACAGATATGAGCCGATGAGTTATGTTCGTTTACCGCATAAACCATTGTGCGATTATCACCGAATTGCACACAATAATCCGCAACTTCTAGTTCTGTTTTACACTCATACCGAACACGGTTTTGACCACGACCGCGTACACAAACCCAATGCGTACGCTCTTCGTAAATTTTCTTTTCGTAGTCGGTTGAAAAATCTATTACGCTTTCACCAATCATAATTAACCCCAATCTTTCTGATCGCCAATATCTCTGGCGCAACTGTAACCTGCATGGTATGTATCTATCTGTTCGTCAGTCATACCATTAATTTCAATACGTGGTGTCATACCAGTAGAACCAATATAGTAGTGTGGGTCACGAGGATAGCCGTAGTAAAAATCAGCCTGACCTCTGTCAAATGGGTCACCATGGCGAACCAAGTAAGATTTACCATTCCAAGCTGCGTTTGAATATGTAGTCATTTTGAACCTCTTAATTATTACATATACATACTATCAAGTGGGCTAATAGTGTCAATACATTATTTACAAATAAAACGTGTAAGAACTGCTGTCAGTCGCTACACAAAAATAAATACTTCACCATTCATAATTTATGCTGTAAATATACATTTGACATAATAGGCGAGGATAAAATGAGTAAAGCGGAAGCCAAGTCTGGTGGAAGCGCAAAACGTGGCCCGAAAGCACCCTCTAAACCATTGAATGACGAGGACTTTTTGCGTTTACTTAATATGGTAAGAATACAATGCACACAGATAGAAATATGCAGTATTCTTGGTATGTCAGACACCACACTTAATAGAAGATTAAAAGATAGAGGATACGAAAATTTTGAAGACCTCTATAAAAGGCACAATGACGAGGGCAGAATGTCACTTAGGCGTATGCAATGGCAAGCGGCTGAAGGCGGTAATACTTCAATATTAATTTGGCTTGGTAAACAATACCTTGGTCAGAAAGATAAGGCCGAAAGCACTGTATCAGGTGAGCATGTACACGCTTATAAGTGGTTAAGCGATGACAGTTAGAACAATTAAGTATAAGCCAAGGTCATTAATAAAATCTTACCATACGAGAACAGAACGCTTTGCCATTATTGTTGCGCACAGAAGGTTTGGTAAAACTGTTGCTGCAATTAATGATTTAATAAAAGATGCTTTAACAATTCCAAGGCCAAATGTAAGAGTTGCGTACATTGCTCCGTACTACAGACAGGCAAAAGCAATAGCGTGGGATTATCTTCTAGAGTATACTAGAGATATTGAAGGCGTAGAGTATAATGTTGCAGAATTACGTGCAGATTTTCCGAATGGTGCAAGATTTAGATTATTTGGTGCTGATAACCCAGACAGTTTGCGCGGATTATACTTTGACCATGTTGTGTTGGACGAACCTGCCGACTTTCCACATCGTGCATGGCCTACTGTTATAAGACCATCACTTGCAGATCGTAAAGGTAAAGCAACATTTATAGGCACACCAAAAGGTAGAAACCAATTTTACGATACTTTCGTTGCAGCTAAGAATGATCCCAATTGGCTTTCATTAATGCTTAAATCGTCAGAAACAGGCATTTTAGACGAAGAAGAATTAAAAGAAGCCAAAAAAGCAATGGGGGAAGATAGATTTGAACAAGAGTTTGAGTGTAGTTTTGAAGCCGCAATACAAGGCTCATATTATGCAGCAGAATTAAAAACAGCCGCGCAAGAAAATAGAATACGAGTTGTCCCTTATGATCCGTCCGTCGGTGTAACCACCGCATGGGATTTAGGAATTGGTGACAGTACGGCAATATGGATGGCGCAGTTTGTGGCGCAAGAAGTTCGGTTAATAGATTATTACGAGAACTCGGGTGTGGGGTTAGATCACTACGCAAAAGAACTCAGTAGTCGGGGGTATCACTACTCTGAGCATATCCTTCCCCACGATGTACAAGTTAAAGAACTTGGCACTGGCAAGTCAAGGCTCGAAATATTAAATACATTAGGTTTAACAGATATAACCATTGCACCAAAATTAAGTATAGAAGATGGAATACAATCAGCTAGGTCTATGCTCAACAGATGTTGGTTTGATGATGAAAAGTGCGAAAGAGGTATAGAAGCCTTAAAACAGTATCGCAGAGAGTTTGACGAAAAGCTTAAAACGTGGAGAGGTAGACCTTTACATGATTGGACATCACACGGTTCAGATGCATTTCGATATTTAGCGGTAGGTAAGCGAGAAAATAAAAATTGGGGTGAACCTATAAGAAGAAATTTGCAAGGAATAGCATAATGTGCTAATTTAATTTTAACAGCAGGAGGTTCTCGTATGGCAAAAAAGAAAAAACCTACTAAAAAGAAAGGCTTGTACGATAATATTCATGCTAAAAGGCGCAGAATAAAAGCGGGAAGTGGTGAGCGCATGAGAAGTGCCGACGATCCCAAAGCTCCTTCAGCAAAAAATTTTAAAGATGCTGAGAAAACTGCTAAAAAACCTAAAAAGAAAAAGAAAGGTAAAAAGTAATGCCCGGCTATCACAAAGGTAAAAAGAAAAAAGGTAAGAAAAAGTAATGCCCCATGTTTCTGGTCATAACCCTACTTCGGGATCAAATATAAGTTCTTCGTTGCGCCCAAAAATAAGACCAAAGCGTAGAGATATTAATTCTGTTGTGCGTGAAGGCGAAAGAGCATCACCTGTTATGGGTTCGCGTGATCCACAAGGTAGAATTGGTGTTGCAGGTCCTAAAGGTGGTGGAGAGGCTGCAAAAGCTCAGGTGGAAGTAGGTAGTCCTGCTTTTCGTCAATATAATACCGATGGCAAATACGGATATTATAACGATCAAGGTTTCTACGTGCCTGCCGATATAGATATGCGTGACGGTGGCGGTATGGATGCAAACGATACCTTTTTTGAAGGCGGTGGTTTAATGTCACTGCTCGGTAATATTGCAAAAATAAAACCATACGGTCAAAAAGATACACCTCGTGAGCAAATAGGTTTTAGAAACGTTGCTGATATGTTTGATCGTGGAGGCCCTCAACACAGTGGCGGTGAATACAGAGGTGGCGGTAAAATAAGCATGTTGGGCAATATGATGGATGAAATTGGTGGCGTAAATCAAGGCGCAAGAACTAGATATAATTACGACACAACACCAACAGCAACACGCGCAACTGGTGATTTAATAAATAATATTGAACCCAGAGAACCAATCCCTGTTTACGATCTAGATGGTAATCCACAAAATAATGCGGCACTAAATACTGTTGCAAATAATGCAATAGCAAGTGGAGTTGAGCCTTTATATCCACCGTCACAAACTTTTAATATGACAAGCAGAGCAGAAGCAATAGCAGCATTAAGACGCAAAGCTAAAAACCCAGAAAGTTGGGACAGATTTATGAAAGACGATCCTGCAGAAGCAGAAGAACTTATTCAAGATGCTATGCGTAAGCAAAACCCACTATTTCCTGCCAATCCCTAATGGCTGAAAAAAAGAAAAAAGACGCTAGGCTAGAAAAGGCAGGGGTTTCTGGTTATAATAAGCCAAAAAGAACGCCAAGCCACCCAACAAAATCACACGTTGTAGTTGCTAAAGAAGGTGAAAAAGTAAAGTTAATAAGGTTTGGTCAGCAAGGCAAAACTGGTGATAAAACAATGACAAAACGCGCAAAGTCATTTAAGGCAAGGCACGCAAAGAATATAAGAAAAGGCAAGATGTCTGCTGCGTTTTGGGCAAATAAGGTTAAGTGGTAATGGACGCAAGAGATAAATATGCCTACATGACAGGCGATTATAATAACGCCTATAAACTATTAGAAAGTGACCAAGAAGGCTTTTTTTATACTGACAAAATGATGGAAAAAGCTGTTTCCTTATTAGAAAGTGCAAAAGATACTGGAGAACAAACATATTTTCAAACACTAATGGAAAAAAATGGTCCACATAAAGGTGCTTTATTTGCAAACTCTTATGCATTAAGTCCAATGTATGGCAGAGAAAATTTTATGAATATAAATGATAAAAATATTGGTAAAATGCAAAAACTTTATCAAGGTGCACAGTTTCTAACCAATAAAGGTGTTTATCCAAGCGCAAAAATGGGATTTATGCAAGGGCTGCTAGACTACATGGTTGATCGCTATAATGAATATTAAAGGGAAATTTTTAAAATGGGATTAGCAAATTACAGCGAACTTCAATCTAGTATTGCTGATTTTTTAAACAGAAGCGATTTAACTTCGGCAATACCAGATTTTATTACTATGGCTGAAAAAAGAATGAACAGAGAAATCCGCCATTGGCGTATGGAAAATAGGGCAACTGCTTCAGCAAGTAGTAGGTATAGTGTGTTACCCACAGATTATGTAGAGGCAATTAGGTTACATTTAGAAGTAGACAATAGGCCAATAGAATTAGTAAGTTACCATGAAATGCAAAGTTTGCGTGAAAACAATGACGATACAGGTGGGAAGCCAACTTCATATTCTATTACTCAAGGCGAAATAGAATTGTTTCCAACGCCAGATGCAACATATAGCATAGAATTTTATTATTATGCATCGTTACCTACTTTAAGTGCTAGTCAAACAACAAATGTAATATTAACAAATTTTCCAGACGCATATTTATATGGCTCATTAATACACGCAGCGCCATATTTGCAAGAAGATGCAAGAATGAACTCATGGGCAGCATTGTATCAAAGTGCAGTTGATGCTATTAATGCAGATAGTGAAAAAGCTAAAACTGGCTCTGGTGGGCGCAGAATAAAGATTAGGAGCTACTAATGGCGACTATTGTAAAACGTGCAACAAAAGGCGCTCCGCTTACGCATGATGAAGTTGACGCTAACTTTGAAAATCTAAATACAGATTTAACAGGTAAGATTGGCGCTACTGGTGGTACAATAAACGATGATGCTATCGTTAACTTTGGTAATAGCACTGATTTACAAATTTATCACAACACAACTGGCAACGATGGTTACATTAAAAATAACACTGGTGAGTTGTATATTCGAGGTGATAATATTACTCTTGGTGCGGTAGACGCGACAAGCCCAACATTTATTACAATGGATGAAAATGGCGCTGTTGAATTATTTTTTAACAATAGTAAAAAGTTAGAAACAACGACAGATGGTGTTACGGTAAACGGTGCATTAACTGTTACTGGTGGATTTACTACAGCAAGTCTTACCGTTTCTGGTGCGCTAAGTGCTGACAGTTTAACAGCTACAAATGCGCTTACATCTGGTTCGGTTGTAACAGGATTAATTACGGCTAGTGGGGCGGTGACAAGTGCAGGGCTTACGTCAACTGGCGATGTAACTGTAACAGGTAATGTAACAGCAAGCGGAGATATGTCTGCAAGCGGTGTTACGGCAACATCTGTTACCTCAACAGGAAATATCAGTGGTTCGGCTATATCGGCTACCACAGTGACAACAACAGGCGATATTACGTCTGGAAGTAATGTTATTGCTACTGGAAGTATTACTTCTGATAGCGTAGCAGCTAATGGTTCCATCTCTGGTGGGGCTATCAGTTCAACAGGTGCAATAACGTCTAATGGCGGTATTAATTCTGTTGGCAATGTGACTGTAACTGGAGCGTTAAGTGTGACAGATGCAGAAACAACTAGGTCAAACCTCGATGTCGATAGGGCAGGCGAGGCATTGGCATTCAGTATAGCCTTGGGTTAATTAGAAAAGGAGTAAATCATGGCTGATGCAGCGAAAGCTACAATGGAAGTTACAGTCCTTCCAGATGAGATTGCAAAAACATTCTCAGCGACAATGACTGTCACACCTGAAGATGCAAACGACAAGTGGTACTACAAGCTATCTTCAGTAAACAACACAAGCTCTGACCTTATTGCAGGACATTTTTTAGATTATACTGCACAAGACAGTTCTACAGCACCAACAGCCGTTGCAGGCACAGATAAAGTTAAGTTTCTTTACATTAAGAATGTAGACGGAAACGGTGGCTCTATTCATGTTTGTTTTGACGCAGGAACGGCAACGGCAACTTTGGGTGACGCTGTTACAATAGGTCCAAACGAGGCTTTTGCGGCACGTTTACCAAATGCAACGGTTGCAGAAATTCACGCAATTTCATCAGCATCTACTGTTGAGTGTGTTGTTTGCGCTTTGCTTGACGACATTTAGGTAAGAGGTAAGCACATATGGCTAATACGTTTAAAAACTACACAGCGGCTTCAGTCGGTCAGTCTGAAGAAACTGTATATCAAGTGCCGCAAGGTACAACGTCAGTGGTTATTGGATGTAATTTAGCCAATGTGCATACTGCTCAAGTAAAAATATCTGTCAAGGCTGCATATGTTCATTTGGTTAAAGATGTACCTTTGCCAAGTGGTGCGGCCTTGTCAGTTCTTGATGGAAAAGTTATTCTACAAGAAGGAAATACGGTCACGATAGAAAGTGACACAGACAAATCGGTTGACGTTATATTGAGCGTGTTGGAGCAAACATGAGCAAGCAGAACGAATTAGTTGAACTTGCAAGAACTGGCGCATCAGGCGGTGGTGGCAAAAATCTTGTTATAAATGGAGCCTGTCAAGTATCACAAAGAGCAACGTCAACTACTGGTATAGGTGCTAGTTCTGTTTTTGGTTCAGTAGATAGATTTCAAGTAGCGTCAGGCACTACTGGAAGAGTTACAATGGCACAAGACGGCGTAACTGATTTAGCAGGCTTTTCAAAATGTATAAAATTAAGTTGCACAACAGCAAGAACTCCCTCTGCATCTGAATTAATGTTTTTAAGGTATGCTTGGGAAGGGCATGATTTACAACGTATTAGTAAGGGTACCGCTAGTGCAAAAGCAACAAAAATAAGTTTTTATGTTAAAGCTAGTGGTGTTTTTAATATGGCTTGTGAGTTATATGATGCCGATAATAACAGACATATATCACAATTATTTGCTACATCAACCAGTTGGAATAGGATAGAATTAGATATTCCTGCTGACACAACAGGTGCTTATGGTGACGACAATGGAGCAGGATTGCTTATGCAACTTTGGCTTCATGGCGGTACAGACCGAACAAGCGGAACCCTTCCATCAGCATGGGCGACTAAATCTTCGAACACTAATCAAGCGGCAGGAATAAGCAACTTTCTTAGCAGTACAAGTAACGAATTTTATTTTACTGGATTGCAATATGAAGTTGGGGATAAAGTAACGGACTTCGAACACGAAAATTATGGAACGACTTTAGCCAAGTGCCAGAGGTATTATTGGCAAGCCGTTGGTTCAGGGCCACATTATTATGCTACTCAATATTCTTCTGGTTATAGATTTGTACAAGTAGATTTTGGACAAGAAATGAGAGCAACCCCAACCGTTACAGTTTCATATGCTGCTGGTGCTAGTCTTACAAATTATTTACCGAATAGACAACATTGGAAAGCCTATCTTGCAGCGGCTTATAGCGTTGTCACTAGTTACAGAAGTGACAGTTTAAAATTCGATGCGGAGCTATAAATGAATATTACAAAAGCAAAACATAATAAATTTGAGGGTCAGGATACTGGTTGTGTAACAGCGACAATAGATGACGTAGAACTGCAAGTTCCAAAAGATACAGAAAATAGACACTGGGTAGCCATACAAGAATGGGTTGCAGACGGTAATACAATAGAGGAAGCTGACTAATGGCAGGGTATATAGGCGCAAACACTAGCTCAGTAACTAACAACCAAAATGCGGCTGAACGTAGAAAGAAGTTTACGTTTACAGCTAACACAACTGCGCTTACTGGTTTAAGCTTTTTACCTAACAAAATACATATATTCCACAACGGAATACGCCTCGTAAAAGATACGGATTTCACAGAGGCGGCTGATGGACAGAGCGTAACCCTTGTAAATGCTGCACAAGCAGGCGATGAAGTGGTAGCAGTTACGTTTTCTCAAAACCCTTCATCTGGTGGTTATTCTGATACAGATGTTGACGCACACTTATTAACGGCAGGCGTTACGCTTGATGCAACGAATGATAGGGTTGGCATGGGGGGCGTAACCTCACCAAGCATACCATTAGAAGTAAAAGGCCGTTCTGCGGATGGAAGATTTTTGCGTGGCTTGGATAATGGTGGAACAGATATGCTTGACTTTGGGCATAATGGTACTGAGGCTTTTATTGACGTCACTCATAGTGGTGGTGCATTTAGCGATTTAGCATTTAAAACTACTGGTGCAGAGCGTATGCGTATCCTTGCTGGTGGGGGTCTTACATTCAACGGAGATACCGCAGCCGACAACGCTTTGGACGATTATGAGCAAGGCACATTTAATTTTGAAATGGTTGGTTACTATGGCTCTCCAACACCTAAAGTACAGATACCTGCTCATTACACTAAAATCGGTAACACAGTTCATTTCTGGGCGCTTAAATCATCTATAAATAGTACTGGTTACTCAGGCAATATGTGGTTTACTGGATTACCTTTTACTGCACCAGCACCATACTCTATAGGCAATATTTCTTTATATTTTATAGGAACCTATACTGGTTACGGGCCACATACATTAATTTCTGGTGGTACTGTTTATGCATTATTGCATCAAAGTAATGCTTCTTCATGGAGCGCAGTCATGCACAACGTAGTTAGTTCGAATGGTGAAGTATATATGGCTGGAACATATAAAGTTTAAATAAGAGGAACTTAAAATGGCACTAACAGAAGAAACAATAGAAGATAAGGTTGAAATTGTTAGTAACAATGATTGGAAAGTAATCCAAGTCAGAGATGCAACGATTGTAAAGCGAGACGGTGTGGAAATAAGCCGTTCATTCCATAGGCACATTGTTATGCCAGATATAAGCGCAGATGATTTAGCGAATGAAAGTGCAGACGTACAAGCTTTTGCTGCACAAATTTTTACTGATGAAGTAAAGGCAGCGTATGCTGCACACCTTCAGTCAATGATTAGAGAATAGGTAAATTTTTTAATGGCAGGCTATATTGGAAGTACAGGCGCAACGCCCCAAGCTACTCAAACGAGAGATACCTTTACCTGTGTTGGCGGTGAAACCAGTTTTGCCACAGGTGGATATTCGGTCAACTATGTTGACGTATTTTTAAATGGTATAAAAATGCAAGTGGGTACGGACGTAACGGCAACTAATGGTTCCGATGTAATTTTTGCCAGTGCTTGTTCAGCTTCGGACATTGTAGAAGTCATAGCATACAAAACCTTTGAAGTTGCAGGCGCAGTAGGCGGTGGAATGTTCAAGGGTGAGAACGGCACAACTGGCACAAGTGCAGGCGATATATTTAGAGTTAACGAGCAACAGCTAGACACAGATGTAGAAATTACATCGGCAGAAAATGCCAGTGCAACAGGTCCACTTACAGTGGCTTCTGGAACAACGCTTACAGTTAATGGGAACTTGACAATCATATGAGTACTTTACATGTAGAAAATCTAAAAGGTCTTAGCTCTGGCGGTAATGCCAATAAGATTATCGTACCGTCTGGTCAAACGCTTCATGCTACTGGTCATGTTATTCAAACAGTTTCAACAAATTTAGGAGCAGACCATTCTTACAGTTCATCCAGTACAGCAGAAACTAATATACTGACTTTAAATATTACACCTAAATTTAACACAAGTAAGGTATTAGTTCTTTGTAATTTAGGGTTATACCTTAATAGTAGTGCGGCTGTGTCTAGAGGTGACCTAGGTATAAGAAGAGACTCTACTCTTGTTCGAGGTCGTGACGATGCAGGGGGGGAAGGGTTTTTTAGAGATAGTAGCGGTCATTTTAAATCATACATGACAGTTTTTAATTTCTTAGACAGCCCTGCAACAACAAGTGCCATTACTTACAAAGCGTTTCACAAGGGAAATGATTATAATGCAGGAGGACATTTTAGCCAACACTACACAAGCATGTCACTAATGGAGATAGCCCAATGAGCATCCTGAAGGTAGACACCATAAACGAAAAGACTAGTGGTAATGGGGTGCAGATTGCAGGCCATGTTGTTCAGATGGTTAATACGTCTTGGAATACTCAAACAGCTATTTCATCGCAAAGTGCTACAGCAATAACTGGTGCATCTTTAGTAATAACTCCAAAATTTTCAACAAGTAAAATAGTTGTTTTGGTTAATCTTAGCGCAAGAATAGCAGACTCGAATACTACTTATTACAACACTGGTTTTGAGATTTTAAGAGGCTCAACTCAATTACAGACACTTCCTACAGATAATGCAGGACCATTTGAAATGGGTCATTACGATGGCGGTCATAGCGGTGGAGAAATTGTTTTAAGGTATGCAAATAATATTGTAGATAGTCCATCAACTACAAGTGCTACAACGTACAGCGTCAAAGGTAAAATTTATGGTACAGCAGGAGCAATTCTAACTATAAATTCTGGAAATACTACCAATGGACAGTCCTCAATTATATTAATGGAGATAGCCCAATGAGTTCTATCTTAAAAGTAGATGAAATACAGAACACTGGCGGTACTAGTGCGCTAACCATAGATAGCAGTGGTAGGGTTTTTAGAGGTGTAATTCCAGCGTTTATGGTTAGTTACAATGCTACTTGGGTACAACTTTCGGCTAATGACGTTATTCCTTTTAACGTTGATAATGTTGGAAAATTCTTCAATCATGGAGGGCATTTTAATACAAGCAATTATGCTTTTACTGCACCAGTAACAGGACTTTATTCATTTCTTTTCAATGCTTACACAGCACAATCTGATACGTTTAATTCTTTTGCACCTTATTTAAATGGCTCAATAGTAAATGACGGTACTACTTATGGTCTTTATGTTCAATCTGGAGAAGATGCAGCGGCAGACCATACAGTGTCTTATACTTTTTTACTAAATCTTTCAGCAAACGATGTAATAAAAATGCACGCCACTTCTGGTTCAGATATTTACGGTCACCAAAGTCATTTTGGTGGATATTTAATAGGATAGGAAAAATGACAGATATAGCTACAGCACTAAACGAACTTAACGTAAAAGAATGGGTTTTGCGTGGCGAACCTACCTCTGAAGCAGAGTTCAATGAGATGTTCCGCAAAGTAACAGGCGCAGATGATAATGGCTCTGCAATCGAAAGCAGTAACCCTAGTGACTTCGGTGTTACATGGAAGCAAGCATCAGATAAAAAGACTGAGCTAGTTAACGCCAAGCCGATGGCCGACCTTCGAGCAGAACGTGACAGACGCTTGGCTGAAACAGATTGGTGGGCTTCTAGTGACATAACCATGAGTTCTGAGCGTATTTCGTATCGTCAGGATTTAAGAGACATACCAAGTAGCGCAACTAGTTTAGACGATGTGTCGTGGCCTACTAAACCATCGTGAGGTAACTAATGACTAAAGCAAGAGACATAGCAGACTTAGGAGCAGTAACAGCTAGGCTTGATACTGTTGGTGGTAGTAGCGGTGCGCTGAGTAACAGAAACCTTATAATTAATGGTGGTATGACAATAAGTCAGAGAATTGGCACAACTGCTACCGCAATTACTGGCGGTGCTTATGGACTAGACCGTTGGGGTATGTACTATGATGGAAACTCTTACACAACTCAACAAGTAACAGATGCTCCTGCTGGGTTCTATAACAGTATGAAACTTACCGTTACTGGAACAACTACTCCAAATTATTCTTTCTTTGGACAAAGAATAGAAGGTTTAAATGTAAATCATTTAGGACTAGGAGCTGCGAATTGTCAAACATTTACAGTTTCATTTTATGTAAAGTCAAGTGTTGCTGGTGTATATTCAATTAGTATGACTAATGGTGCCAGTGATTTAGCATACCCAGTACAATACACAATTAATTCTGCTGACACTTGGGAAAGAAAAACTATGACCATCCCACCAATTACAAGTGGTACATGGACTAAAGATAATACTAACGGATTATACCTAAGAATAAATCTAGGTTCACCAAGCGGTAGAACAGATACGTCTGGTGCATGGAGCAGTGGAAACTTTGACGGTGCGGATGGTTCTACTGGTGCAGTTACTTGGGCAACTACAAGCGGTGCAACTTTTTACATGACTGGCTGTCAAATAGAACTAGGTACAGAAGCCACGCCCTTTGATCATCGGTCATTTGGTGATGAGTTGTTAAGGTGCCAGAGGTATTGTATCGATTTAACACCTACTTCTGGAACTTCACCTTATATTGGTGCAAGTGCCGCTGCTGGTAATACTACTGTTGCTGTGGCTCATATAGCATTACCAGTACAAATGAGGGCTACACCATCAGCTACCTTATCAGGAACGGCTGGTAATTATACAGTTTTTAATGGTGCTGACAGAACATGTACTAGCTATGCAATTAATGGAATGAGTCCTCTTGGTGGTGGTATTAATTTTACATGTAGTGGCGGTGGGCTTACTGCTAATGATGCGTGTGGTATTTATGTTGCTAACACTAATGTAAGAAGTATAATTGAAGCGGAGTTATAGCTATGAATATTACTAGCGCAAAGTATATTGCTAATATTGTAACAGGTGAAAATTCTTGTATTAATATTGTTTCAGAAGGCAAACTAATATCTGTGCCTTTAGACCCAGACAATTCCCATTACCAAGCAATTCTTGAGTGGGCGCAAGAAGACGGCAACGAGATACAGGAAGCTGAATGACTGCATTAAACCCATATGTCGAGCGTGATAATAATGCAGTAGGAGCGAATGTTGTATTTGCAGGCAAGCGATATTGGTTGGCAGGATATTGCGAAGGTGACGGCATTTGGAGTGATGACGCACAAGATCAAGGCACATGGGCTAATGACAGTGCTGGAACAGGTACATGGGTGGATGATGGTGCAGCGTCAGGAACGTGGACGGATGCTTAGAAAAATGATACGTTGGGTTTAAGAAAAGGATTTTATTATGTCTACGACAGCAAATTTAGGTTTAACTAAACCAACGGTAGGTGGAAGTGATAGCACTTGGGGTAATACACTTAACGCCAATTTTGATTTACTTGACACAGCCGTTAACAAGGCAATGCCTACTGGCGGTATTATTATGTGGTCAGGTGCGGTATCTGCTATTCCGACAGGCTGGGCATTATGTAACGGTTCAAACGGCACACCTAACTTAACAGGTAAGTTTATCGTTATGGCTGACGCTGATAGCAGTGGAACTTACAATGTTGGAAACAGTGGCGGTGCAAATACAGTTACACTAGCAACTGGTGATATTCCTGCTCACTCTCACACTGGTACAGCGGCAAGCGGAGGGGCGCATACTCATACTGGCTCAACTTCTTCGGAAGGCGCACACACGCACACTTATGTAGATAAATATGTTGAACAAACATCTCTCATTCCGGGCATTGACATTGATTTTAACGCTACAACTTGGGACCCGAATGGCTCACTAACTGGCACAACAAGTTCAAGCGGAGCGCATACACACACAGTAAGTATTGCTAGTGGTGGCGCTCACTCGCACACGTTAACTGTTGATAATGCAGGGGGCGGTGGCGCTCACGAAAACAGACCACCTTACTATGCTTTGGCGTATATAATGAAATTGGCTTAATATGACTTTAGTACCTTTGGACATACCATCTGGCTTTTACAGAATAGGCACAGACTATGAACAATCTGGCAGATGGCGTGAAGGTAGCTTAGTCAGATGGTTGGACGGTTCATTGCGTCCTATTGGTGGTTGGCAAGACAGAAAGCAAGATTTTGCCTTACAGCCAGTTAGAGGTATGCACGCTTGGGAAGCATTAAACACTAGCACTTGGTTAGCAGGCGGTTCACATAATGCTTTAGTTGCTATGACAGGTGGCGGTTTAGTTTATGACATTACTCCACAAAACTTAGCAACTGGACGCAAGGATGCGGCTGTATCGGCAGGATATGGTAAAGGTGCTTATGGTATTGGTTTCTGGGGTACGCCAAGACAACAACTTTCCAATGCTATTCCTGAGCCTGCTACATTCTGGAATTTAGATAACTTTGGCGAATTAATGGTGGGTTGCCATTATGATGATGGTAGGCTTTTAGAGTGGGGCTTAGGTATTTCTAGTGGTGCTGAGAAAATTACTAATAATAGCTTTACTGCAGGCACAGATTGGACGCTTGGCACTGGTTGGGCAATTAGTGGTGGCGATGCTAAATGGACAGGCACAACGGCGGCAAACCTTCAGCAAGCTATAACTGGCCTTACAAGCGGTGCTAAATATCATTTTACAATAAATGTAACTGACCCTGATGCTGATAGTGATGCGTCAACAATACCGTCATTAAAAGTTAAAGTTTTAGGCACAACAACTACTACAGTCTTGCTTGATGAAACTTTACCTATTGGAAATAGTTTTTATAGGTTTGATACGGACGATACTGGCATTACAATACAAATTTATCCTGCAAGCAATGCAGAGCAAAATGTAAATGTAGCTGAAACATCTTTAAAAATAGCAACGGTTGCTACGCCTATAACTAATGCGCCATTATCTAATCTTGGCTTAATTGTAACTGAAGAACGGTTTATTTTTGCATTAGGTTCTGGTGGAAATAGCCGTAAAATATCTTGGTGCGATAGAGAAGATAGAAATACTTGGACGCCTGCCGCTACCAATGAGGCAGGGGATATAGAGCTACAAACTTCTGGGCAAATTATGCAAGCAATAAGAACCAGAGGACAAACGCTCATTTTAACGGATACAGACGCCCATACAGCACGTTATCAAGGACCACCTTATGTTTATGGCTTTGAGAGAGTTGGTACATCATGCGGAACTGTTACGATGCGTGGAGCGGTAGATACTGATAGGGGCGTGTTCTTTATTGGTCAGGAAAACTTCTTCTTGTTTAATGGTAACACAGTACAAACTATTAAGTGCGATGTGCATGATTATATATTTGGCGACATTAACACTTCTCAGCAAACAAAAATTTGGGCTATGGGCATACCGCAATATGGTGAAGTTTGGTGGTTTTATCCTTCTAGCGACAGTATAGAAATAAATCGTTATGTTGCTTATGATTACAACGAAAATCACTGGATGATTGGTGAGCTATCAAGAACATCTGGCGAGGCTAGAGGTGTGTTTAGATACCCATTCATGGCAGATTATGACGGTACACACGCCAACATAAAAGAACACGAAGTTGGTTATAACGTGGATAGCGGTGCTATTTTTGCAGAAACAGGACCAGTATCCGCAGGAACAGGCGAAAATATTATGTACGTTACTTCAGTAATTCCTGATGAAGTAACACAAGGTGATGTAAGTATGACCTTTAAAACAAGGTATCATCCTAACGACACAGAAACATCACATGGTCCATTTACGCCTGCCAATCCTACAGATGCCAGATTTAGTGGCAGGCAAGTACGCATGAGAGTAACAGGTGTTAAGCCTGCTGATTGGCGTGTTGGTATAATGAGGCTTGAAGCTACAATAGGGGGTACACGTTAATGCCTGCACCTATTTTACCAGTTATAAGCCAAGATCTTTCTCAGTGGGGCAGACAGCTTACAAACTATTTACAACGTAACTTAGGTAAATTGTATTTTAAATCGTCAGACGATAACCCATCAGAAAATGGTGTTATTCTATGGGATGAAACAAAAAAATATGCTGTTGTGTCTAGCGATAATGCTTTTAGGCAACTTGCAACAAAGCAACCTACGCCTAGCGCAAACATTGGTAGCGCAGGGGATGTAACTGGAATGATAAGTTGGGATACTAATTATATTTATATTTGTGTCGCTGACCATGATGGAAGTAGCGCAATTTGGAAGAGGGTAGCACTAGCTACATGGTAAATGCCTAAAGATATTCAAGTTAATGAATTAGAAAGATGCCGTCCTTGGATCGAAGCGGCACTTAAATATACTGGAGGAACCCATTTTTGGGAAGATATAGTAGACGGTATTAGTGCAAGTAGAATGCAATTATGGCCAAGTGCTAGGGGGTGTATTGTTACGGAAATTGTGGTATACCCTAGAAAGAAAGTGCTTAATATTTTTTTGGCAGGTGGCGAATTGGAACAAATTCTTGATATGAACGACGATGTAGGAAAGTGGGCAAAGTCACATGGTTGCGAAACTGCAATCATATCGGGAAGAATTGGTTGGAAAAAACCACTTATACCAGAGGGGTGGAAGTTAATGTATGCAAATTTCCAAAAGGAGATTAAATAATGGCAAAAGGCGGTAGAACAAATCAAGATGCAACAATGCCTGCATTTGCAGAAACTGGAATACAGCAAACCACTGGTGTTGGAACAGATGCCGCGGCTACTGGTTATACTCCGATGTACGGTATTGATGTTGCAGGGTTTTCACCAATGCAAACAGCAGCTTTTGAAGGTACGAACCAAATGGCAAACGCTTTTGGTATGCCAACAGCAGACAATCAAGGTTATTTACCGCCTACACAAACTATAGGTGGTATAACTGGTTATTCTTCAGGTGATGTTTATGATGCAAATGTAGATGCACTTAAAACAAGACGCCCCGGGCAAGCTGATTACATAGAAAGTTTTGCAATTAATCCAGTTACAGGAGAAGCTGGTAGCAGAGTGCCAGATAATCAACCAGTTGCATTAGAAATGCAAGGTCAAGGTACACGAGGAGGCAAGTAAAATGGCAGGTGGTGCAAATCCTAACATAGTTCAGCCCACGGCAAATCCATATAACCAAGCGTCTATGGCGCAAATGGGTGCTATGGGAAGAACAGCGCAAGGTATGGGGCAAACAGCGGCTACTGGTATGGGTGCGTATCAAAACCCATACGACCAATCTGTCGTTGACAGAACCCTTCGTGATGTTGGTGGTGCGGCACAAATTGGACTAAACACTCTTGATGCTCAAGCTGGTTCGGCAGGGGCTTACGGTGGTTCTAGGCATGGAATAGCAATGGCAGAAGCCGCAAAAGGTTATCAACAACAGGCGCTAGATAAAGTTGGGGCATTAAGACAGCAAGGTTTTAATACAGCATTGGGAGCTTCTCAAGCAGACCTTTCTAGGCAAATGCAGGCAGCAAATCAACTTGCGAATTTGGGTCAACAATCTTTTGGATATGGTCAAGCAATAGGTAATCAGCAAATGCAACAAGGCGCCTTGCAGCAAGCATTAATGCAAAATTTGGCAAATGCAGGGTCAAAGCAATATCAAGGTTATACTGGTCAACCATTAGGCTCGTTAAATACATTATTACAAACTTTGGCAGGTCAACCAGATATGAAAGGGCAAACTTCTTCATTCAACCCTGGCTTATTTAACTACTTACAAACAGCCGCAATGATGACAGGTGGATAATGAACCGATATGATTTAGAAGATATAGCAAGGCGTACAGCCGCAAGTTATAATTTGCCACCAGAGATTTTTTTACGCTTAATAAATACAGAAAGCGGTTTTAATCCAAATGCAGTATCGCCAAAAGGTGCAACTGGATTAACACAACTTATGCCTGATACAGCCAGAGAAATGGGTGTAACAAATATTAACGATATTACACAAAATATTGAAGGCGGTGCTAGATACCTTAAAAAAATGGTGGATAAGTACGATGGCAACATGGAATTGGCTCTTGCAGCATACAACGCAGGGCCGGGAAATGTTGATAAATTTAATGGCGTACCACCGTTTGCCGAAACCCAAAATTATTTATTTAAAATGCTTGGTAGACGGCCTTCTCAGCCAGAACAATTGCCAAATACAAGAGCATCATCAAGAGGTGATGAGCAGGGCGGTTTATTAAATATGCTTACTAATATGGGCAATAAAAGCGGTATGAATACGTTACAAAACTTTGCGCAAGCACTAGATCCTTTAATCTTACCTGAAGCGAGAATGGGCAAAGTTATAAGAAGCCAAGGAGCCAAAACCCAAAAACAAAGACAAAGCAATCAAACAGCCGCCATGCTTGATAATTTAGAAGGTGGCGCGCCATACGCAGCGGCAATTAGAAATGGTGCAGATGGTCAAACAGTTTATATGCAGTACCTAAAAGACAAAAAAGAAGGTGTATTAAGTAAAAAAGATATTTTTGCTGCAACAAATGCATTGCGTAAAGAGTATATTGGCACACCAGAAACAAAAGAATTTGCAAAACAATCAGCTGCATTTGCCAGAATTATGGCTTCATCAGAAGCTCCTACTGGTGCGGGTGATATGGCTTTGATTTTTAACTTTATGAAGTTGCTTGATCCCGGCTCAACAGTTCGTGAAGGCGAATATGCAACAGCTAGAGATACTGGTAATGTAACGCAAAGAACTAGAGCAATATACAATAAATTGGTTATGGGTACTACATTAACAGAAGAGCAAAGGGCAGATTTTGTAGACCGATCAGTTCGCTTATACAGAAAAGCTGAAACACAATTTAAAACGGTAACAGATCAATATACAGCACTTGCAGAACAGCAAGGTTTGCCAATTGACCAAATAATTATTGATAAAGGTTACATTGGTGAAATTCCTAAAATTAATAAAAATATAAAACGTGAAAGTATACCGCCAAAACCAACAAGCCCACCATTTCCAGAAGCAGAAGTTGAGAAATACTCAACTGACCAAGCTTGGCGTGAGCATTGGACAAGAAATATGACACAAACGCAACGAGAACAATATATTGATGCAATGTCGCAATAAAAAGGCAAAAATATGGCTAATATAGAAGCAGCAATGGCAGCATTAGGGGCACCGCCAAAAGAGCGATTAAGAAGCATGGGTCAAGGTTTGACACTTGGTTTTGCAGACGAATTAGAAGCACGTGCAGTTTCTTTAGCATCAGGTAGGCCTTACGAAGAAGTATTAGAAGAAGTACGAGATAAGCTTTCTAGATATAGAGACGCTTACCCAATGAGTTCTTTGGGTTATGAAGCAGGCGGTGCTATGGCACCAACAGCTATTTCTTTATTACTGTCACCATTTACTGGCGGTGGTTCCACAGCCGCAACATTACCAACATGGGCAAGAGTATTAGGCATTGGTGCAGCAGAAGGTGCGGCATACGGTTTTGGTACTGGTGAAGGTGGATTTGGCGAGCGCATTGATAGCGCAGGTAAAGGTGCTGTAACTGGTGGCGTTGGTGGAGTTGTAGGTGGTAAAGTTGCTGATTTAGGTTTCACAGCAATGAAAAATCTTGCAGACGCAAGCCGTAGAATTGTTGGTCGTAGAGGTCCAAGTGTTGTTGAAAATGAAATACAAAGATTGGTACAACAAACTGGAAAATCACCAGACGAAATTGTGCAAGATTTAATAGATGGTAGGATATTGGCAGAAAACAGAACTTTGGCCGCCGCGATAAAAGCAATGCAAACAGGTCCTGCAACAAATGTTATACAAGATTTTGCAAAAACAAGACCTGCGTTGCAACGTGGCAAGGCGGCAGATGAGTTAGGCCAAGCATTAGATAGTAAAGACCCTAAATTTCCTGCAGTTGCCAATTACATAGCTGACGAAGATGAATTGCAAAAAGAAATTAGCAAACAGTACAAACCATTTAAAAACAAAATGCTTGATCAAGCAACATTTGACGATTTATCTAAAATATTAGAGCGTAATCCGCAATTTGGCTCAGCACTAAATGAACTTCAAAGTCTTAAAATGCGCAAACCTTTGTACAGTATTGGCGATGATGGCATTAAATTTATAAGACGCCCAACAGTACAAGAAGCCGAAGAAGTCTATAAGGTTATAAGAGACAGAGGCGTAAAATTAGCAACCGATAAAAAAGGGACTGTTGCAGGTGCAACAAAAGATTTATCAAAACGTTTAAAATCTAAATTAGACACTGCATTCCCAAAATTGGCTGATGCCAGAAAAATGGCACAATCAAAAATTAACAACGCTGATGCATATAAAGCAGGTGAAGATGCACTTTCAAAAGGTGACATTTACCGAACGATGATGGACTTAGACAGAAAATTTGATAGTCCAGAAGCTCTTGATGCTTTTAAAATGGGCTTTTTAGGTGCAATACAAACAGGTCTTACAAAAGGTAGGCAAAAAAATCTTATAAGAACATTAGCCGACGATACCAAACAAGAAGGTATGTTATTGCGGCAGTTATTACCTGATGATGATGAATATAATAAAGTATTGAAACAGCTACAACTTGCAGATGAAAGTGAAGATGTTGCAGGTAAAATATTAAATAATACCATAACAGCCGAAACCTTGCTTTCTAAGCAAGCTCAAAATTCTAAAATAACAACAGGTGATATGCTCGGTATTTTTGCAGGTAATCCTGATAGTTATTTTAGAGCAGTCAGCAAATTTGCAAATAAATTTTCTCGTGATTTGACAGACGAAGAAAACCTTAGAATAGCTCAAATACTTGTTTCCGAAGACCCAGATCTCGTAAGAAACGCTATTATTGATGAAAGTGGCGCGCAAAAATTAGTCGATTGGTTTGCAAATAACAGATACAGAGTTGCTAGAGGTGCCGCATTGGGCGGTGCTACATTTGCAACTGGTGGCGTAGATGAAATAATGAGTGGCATGCGTGGCGAAGATCGCAAAGGTATGGGTTTGCTTGAAAGTTTGGGAGCGTACTGATGAAATTAGAAAAATTAGACCAAACGCAGATTGAAGGTATAGTTTCTAAGGCAATACAAGATGCAGTAGATTTTATAGATGATGAAATAGAGCCGCAACGTATTAAAGCACAAAGATACTTTGATGCAGAAGTTGATATTGGCTCTGAGCAGGGTAGAAGTAGTGTCGTTGCCACTAAATGCCGTGAAGTTGTGCGAGGGCTTAAGCCATCAATACAGCGTATATTTTTAAATAACGAAAAACCAGTTGAGTTTGTGCCTCGAGGTCCAGAAGATGTAAAAGCTGCAGAACAAGCAACATCTTATATTTCGTATAAATTTCATCAGCACAACGGCTATCGTATTTTAAATGATGTATTCCAAGATGCTATGGTTAAAAAAACTGGTATTGCATACGTTTATTACAATGAACAAATGCGCCCAGAAATACATACATATACTGGTTTAAATGACGAAGAGTTTGCGCTAGTTGTCGAGGATGATGACGTAGAAGTAATAGAACACGAAGAAACTACAACTGAAATAGTTGAAGAAGGAATGGGTGTTGCTGAAACAATACACGATGTAAAAATATCAAGAATGCAATCTATGGGTGATTTGTGTATTGAAAGTTTGCCTCCTGAAGATTTTTTTATTGATCGTAATGCTAGAAGCATAGACGATTATTATGTTTGTGGGCACACAAGCGAAAAACGAATTTCTGATTTATTGGCAATGGGTTTTGATTTAGAAGACTTGCGTGGTTTAGAAGGCGATGACTACAGTAGTTTAGATGACGAAACTGAATTTGAGCGAAGAGGCTATTCGGTAGAACACGACGATAATGAAAACATATCAGTATCTTCAAAAAAAATAACGGTTACAGTTGCTTATATGGAGCTTGATATAGAAGGCACTGGTATGCCAAGATTATATCAATTTACCTGTGCAGGTGGTTTATATAAATTACTTGACTATACAGAAGCTGATTATGCACCATATGCCATTTTTGAGTGTGACCCCGAAAGTCACGCGTTCTTTGGCACATCTTTAGTTGATTTAGTTCTACATGACCAAGATGCCGCCACTGCAATGTTGCGTGGAGTGCTAGATAATGTTGCACTTACAAACAATCCTGGCTTACAAGTTGTGGAAGGCCAAGCGGCAATAGACGATTTATTGAATAACGAAATTGGCAGAATTGTAAGAGTTACAAACCCTAATGCAATTCGTGAAATGGTTGTTCCGTTTACGGCAGGCTCTACGTTACCTGCATTGCAGTATTTTGATCAGCTAGTAGATAATAAAACTGGTGTTTCAAAAATGGCACAAGGGTTAGACCCAGATGTATTAAAAAGTACTACAGCAACAGCTATTGCGGCATCACAAGAAGGTCAAACAGGCCAAGCAGAGGTTATTGCTAGAAACTTTGCTGAAGGCGGCATGAAGCAAATGTTTAAATTAATGCTTAAATGCATGATTAAAAATACTAACAAGCAAGAAATGATGCGTTTAAATGGTGATTTTGTTCCAATTGATACAAAAGATTGGGACGGTGACATGGATATGTCCGTTAATGTTGGCATTGGTACTGGTAGAGAAAACGATAAAATGGCTGTTCTTCAGCAAATGCTACAAATACAACAAACCATTTATCAGCAATATGGCAATCAAAATGGGTTAGTATCGTTGACCCAAATTAGAAATACCATAGCTGATATAATGGCAATGGCTGGAATAAGAAACAGTGATCGCTATGTTGCTCCAATGACAGTTGAAATAGAGCAGCAAATGTTACAAATGCAAATGCAGCAACAAGCACAAATGGCGCAAATGCAACCGCAGCAAGCAGACCCAAACCAAATGTTTATGCAAGCTGAAGCTATGAAATCTCAAATGGATATGCAAAAGACGGCCATGAATAATCAGTATAAAATGCACGAACTTGGTATGAAAGACGATTTAGAGCGTGACAAAATGGTGCAAGAACTTGCTGTTAAAGTAGCCGAAATATTAGGTAAATATGGAACGGCAGTAGATGTTGAAAATATTAAATCTGAGCAAAATGCAATTAGAGAGCATAATGCTGAAATGATGGGAATGAATGGTGGATATTGAGCAGAAGGCTAAAAGGTCTAACTATTTACTGACCAACGAGTTTTTTATAGAAACCTTTGAGGATTTGCGAGAAGAGCAAAAAACTGTTTTCGCAAGTAGTGAGGCTTCAGATATTGAAGCACGAGAGGAAGCGCATAGTATCATACGCGCTTTAAATTTAATCAAAGCTAGACTGCAAACAAATGTTGATAGTTTAGCCTTAGAAGAAAGAAAGGCAAAGCACCGTGGAAACGACTAAGCCAGAAGATGGTTCAATAAATAACATTGTAGACAATTTAATTTTTGAGCCGCCAACTAATCCTGAACCAGAAGCAGAAGAAACTGTTGAAGCAACTGAAGATACTCAGACAGAAACAGTAGAAGATGCAGACGTATTAGAGGATGACAGTGATGCATTAGACACTGACGAAGAAATAACTGATGCTGAGGATGAGTTAGAAGATGACGTAGCCGTTCCCCTAGACCTTACTGACGATCTGGAGATTGAATATAAATCTAACGGAGAAATCAAAAAGAAAACCTTAGGAGAGCTAAAGCAAAGCGCCGCCGGACAAGATTATATCCAAAAGGGAATGGCAGACAACGCGTCTACCAAAAAAGAACTTGAAAGTGCAAAGCAAGAATTTGCTCAACAGCAACAACAAGTAGCCCAAGAACGCCAAGCTTTAATGCAAATGGCGCAACAAATGCAATCTGGTGAAATTCCGCAAATACCACAATTACCATCTGAGGAACTTAAAATAAGTGACCCAGTAGGATGGACTATTGCGGCTGAAGAATATCGTCAGGCATTAGATGCACGCAATAAATGGGAAAATAACGTAAGGGCAATGGCAGAACGTGAAGCCATACAAAAGCAAAACGAAGAAAAGCAATTTTTGTCTCAGCAAGCTATGAGATTACAAGATTGGATGCCTGAGTTTGCTGATCCACAAAAGCGAAGTTTATTCATTCAAGACATGACAACAAAAGCTCAAAAACATTACAAGCTCACACAAGAGCAAATGAGTACTGTTAAAACAGCCGATGAAGTTATGATTTTAACGGATGCTCTTAAATATCGTGAATTAATGGCAAACAAATCTAATGCGACTAAAAAAGCAAAAGATGCCAGAACCACCGTTGTAACTCCATCTGCGCGTAAATCTAATAATGCAAGTAAAGCGTCAAGAGCAAAAACAAGTAGGGCAAACATGCAAAAAACTGGCAGCATTGATGATGTTGCTAAGTTTATTGGTAATCTTTAACTCTTGTCTTAGGAGACTTTAATCATGGCCGTTACAGCCAATACAAACGAAACTTATGATGTTACAACCATAAGAGAGGACCTATCTGAAGCGATGGCCTCTATCACGCCAACAGAGACATTACTGATGTCTACTATTGGATCACGCAACGTTGACAACACTTATTTTGAGTGGAGTGAAGTTGATCTTGCCGCAACTGGCGCAAACAGACAGATAGAGGGTGACGTTGGTTTATCTAACACAGCACCAACTAATGCTGTTCGTAAAGGTGGGTATACACAAATTTCAGCTAAAGTTGTAGAAGTTTCTTCAACAAACCAAGCTGTTAATGGTGTTGCAAACGCACAAACAGTTGCAAAACAAGTTGCATATAAGCTTTCTGAGCTTAAGCGCGATATGGAAGCAATGATGCTTGATAACGTGGCTGCAAATGCAGGTGCATCTGGTACAGCAAGACAAACTGCAGGATTGCCTGCGTATCTCACAACTAACGTATCTCGCGGTGGTGGTGGTGGTGCAAATGGTACAACCTCAGGTGCAGGTACTTCTGGTTTTGTAAATGCAGGTGCAACCGATGGAACTTTGCGCCCAATAACAGAAGCACTTTTAAAAGGCGTTATTGCTGATTGTTGGAACTCAGGTGCTACACCAAAAATTGTTATGTGTGGTTCAGCGCAAAAGCAAAAAATATCAACCTTTACTGGTAACGCAACTCGTTTCAAAGAGGCAGAAGATAGCAAATTGAATGCAGCTATTGATGTTTACGTAAGCGATTTTGGTGAAGTGCAAATTGTACCTAACCGACATATGCGTTCTAGAACAGTATCAAGTGTAGCTTATACACCTGATGTTCTTGTTCTTGATCCGTCATATGCAGAGGTTGCTTACTTGCAAACAGCGAAGCAAGAAGCTCTTGCTAAAACTGGTTTGTCTGAGCGTAGACTTATTTCTTGCGAGTATGGCTTACAAGTTACTTCAGAAAAAGCGCACGGTATCGTTGCAGATATTAACGCTTCATAAAAATAGGTGGGGCAGAAATGCCCCATTCTTAAGGAGAATATTATGCGAATTAAAATAACAACCGATAGAAACCCTTGGGCAAACGGAAGCCCTTGCGCAAAAGGTCAAGAAATAGATTTAGACGATGCTGAAGGTCAATTACTTGTAGATGCAGGTTTTGCATTAGAGCTTGGTGCTTCAAAACCAAAAAGGGCAAGAACTGAAAAAGGTCATTTAAAGGCTGACGATCCAAGCACACCAGATATTAATGAAGCTTGGGAAGGCGGTAAAGCACCAAAGAAAAAGAAAGCTAAAAAATGAGTGTACAAACAAAATATTTTGATGAGGACGGTAAAATTGTAATTAACCGCAGTCAAGATATTCAGCGCATTTTAGATTTTAACAAAGAGCGCAACATAGATGGGCATAACAGCAAGTCAGATATGAGACTGGCAGGGTCAATTCCGTTTGTTGTTATTGAAATGTGGATGAAAGAATGTGGCGCAAAAATAGGTAGCGAGGAGCTTAACGCATACATTAAGAAGAAATTAATGTCAGGTGATTATGGCAAGCTTGTAGCTAATGGGTATTAATGAGTGATAAACTACCAAAGGTAAGCATTGCTGTAGTCGGGGTTGTTATAGCTCAGATAGGTGGTTTTATTTGGTGGACTGCACAGCAAGCATCAACAATATCTAATCTTGAAGAAACAGTAAATATTTTGACTGTTGAAAATAACGCTACCGATAAGACTAATCTAATTAGGGATGTGCAACGTAATACTGATAACCTTCAAGAAATTATTGATATATTGTCAGAGGTCTATGAAGAAATTGAAGATGCTGACAACGAGATTTGGGAAGATATCGACATGATTAACGAAGATATGGGCGGTATGGCTAGTCACATGATGGAGATTATTAAGCTACAATCTCGTATTGCTATATTAGAAAAGACAGTAGAGTTTTCTCGCAATGATGGAATGTAATTATGGACCCAATAACTATTTTAGCGGGCATAAAAACAGGCCTCGCTGCAGGCAAAACCATAGCGGGATTAAGCAAACAAATCGGGCAGTTTTTTGACGCAACTGACCACGCTAAGAAAACGTTACAGAAAAAAGGTGTATCAAGCAAAAGCGCAAATTCTACGGCGTTGGATCGTTGGGCGAAACTTAGACAGGCTGCAGAAGCTGAAGAAGAGCTCAAAGAGTGGATTACCCAAACTTACGGACGGTCAAAATACCTAGAACTATTAAAAATTCGTAGAGAAGTATTAGCAGAAAAACGTGAAGCAGAAGCACAAGCAAGGCGTGACGCTATTCAGCAACAAGAACTTATGATTACGGTAGTAGGTATAATTGTTTTACTTCTTATGACGTTTGTAGGTGCCGCGGTTTATTTACATTATATGGGTTGGCTTGATATTATGGACTATATACCTTGGTAATTTATACACTTGTTTGGTTTCATTTTATTCGCACAGATCATTTGCAGTATTATCAGTTTGATAATTATTCTACTTTCGAACAATGTAATAGCGAAAGAAAAAAAGCATCTGTATTAGTTACAAGTACAAATATGCTTTTAGAGTGCGTTATGATGGATGTATCTAGTAGAGATTAAACGAAATAGGTTTGTGGTGTATACAGCAGAAAGTAAAGTTGTTATACAAACAAGTGACTTAAAGATTGCAAGAGGGTTTTTAAATGAGTGAATTTAAAAAAGCTGACAGTAATGGTGATGGCGTAATACAGCCTGATGAGTGGGAAAAGTTAAAACTTGAAGAGCGAAGGCTTGAAATTAACGACAGAGATTTAAAGCGTGATGCAGAAAGAAGATACACAGGCTTTGCATTAGCAGGAATGTTAATTTATCCGTTTATTATATTACTTGCTAGTGTCTTAGGTTTTGATAAAGCGGCTACATTAATTACAGATATTGCGTCAGTTTATGTTATTGCTGCATCTGGTGTAGTAGCGGCATTTATGGGCTTCAATGCATACTCTGCGAAATCAGATAAAAAAACATCTATGAGCATGGAGGGTGAAAAATGATAGCACAACTATTAGGTCCAGTTGCAAGTTTAGCAGGCTCTTGGCTCGATGCAAAAACAACCAAACAAGCGGCAGAAGCTAAATTAAAGCTTACTGAGGCAGAAGCTAAAAGTAAAATATTGCTCTCAAAGGAAACATCGGTTGCCGATTGGGAACGCATCATGGCGCAAGGTACTCAGAACTCTTGGAAGGACGAATATTTGGTTGGTTTGTTTAGTATTCCACTTATTTTAGTGTTCACAGGTGAAAAAGGGCGTCAGATCGTTGCAGAGGGCTTTGTAGCGTTGGAAAGTATGCCTGAGTGGTATCAGTATACCTTGGGTGTTATCGTAGCCAGTAGCTTCGCTGTGCGTTCTGCTACTAAATTCTTTAGGAGGTAATTATGGGATTTAAATTAGGTAAAGGTAGTCTTTCAAAACTTGAAGGCGTAGACGAAAGAATGGTTGCAGTGGTAAAATATGCAATTGGTGCTTCTAAGCAAGACTTTTCATGTATTTGTGGGCTTCGTACAATTGAAGAACAGCGCGCCTTAGTGCAAAAGGGCGCATCGCAAACTATGAAATCAAAACACATTGACGGTCATGCTGTTGATTTAATGGCATATGTAAATGGTGGCAGATGGGAATTAAATCTGTATGACGAGATTGCTGATGCAATGGCAGAAGCCGCCAGAGCGGTAGATGTTCCAATTAGGTGGGGTGCCGCATGGACAGTGCCTAATATTGCACAATGGGACGGTAATATGGAAAGTGCTATGAACGATTACATAGATACTAGAAGGTCACAAAACAGACGTCCGTTTATTGATGCGCCGCATTTTGAGTTAATGGTTTAGGAATAGCAGCTTCTCCCGCTGTTCGACTGCCCCACTTCGGTGGGGTTTTTTTTGGTCTCGCAAACTTTATGTAAATATATTGTTGACAATGTAAGTGAGTTTGATAGTAAGTAATTATTCATTTATTTACGGAGGTTCACAAAATGGATACTAACACAAATTTCAAGGTTGAAGAAAGACCACTTACACCAGAAGGCTTAGACACACCAGTAGAAGGCTGGAAGGCTTTGGTTAGAACTGATAATAATGAAGTTCTACATTTGCACAAAGATAGCTATAAAGTGTTACCGCACGAAGATGTTATCTCAAGCACAAAAGATGCTATCAAAAAAGCAGGTCTAAAAAATACAGAATTTAGTGCATATTGCTTAGATGGTGGCAGACAGCTACAAGTTGATGTTTTATTCAACGATTTGGTTATTGAACCTGAAGTTGGCGATCATGTTAAATTTCGTATTCGCGCATTTAACTCATATAATGGTTCATGGGCTTACCAAACTAGCACAGATGCACTTAGATTATGGTGCAAAAATGGTTGTACTCACCCAAATACACTTACCAAAACTTGGATGCGCCACACATCGCAAATTCACTTAGATGGTGTTGCAGAAAAAATTAAACTTGGCGTTGATACATTTTTTAATCAAAAAGAAATTTGGCAACAGTACAAGAAAAATAAAGTTGATATACGAAATGTAGAAAACTTTTTTAAGGCAAATCTTGTTGATCAAAAAACCAACACATCTTGTGAAAGTTTTAATAAACGCCAACTCGAAAATCTTATGGGTCAATTAAATAACGAATTTGACCAACTGGGTAAAAACCAATGGGCGGTTTATAACTGCATGACGCATTGGGCTACTCATACGCAAGATGCCAAAAACCCTAATAACGTGACCAGAGACAGAGAAAACAAATTGGTCATGGCATTAAGGTCACCACATTGGAACGGACTTGCACTTGCGGCATAATCAACTGGGGGCTAACAGCCCCCTTTTTTTAACGGAGGACTGAAATGATTACATTAACTAATAACGAGGTTCGGTTACTTATCGAATGTGCGCGTGAAGGGCTACCTTTACTACCAAATGGTGCAAAACCAGAGGTACGAGATATGCTAGACATTAGAAATATTCATAAGATTGTAGAAATGGATATTAAAGAAATAACCATTACTGTAACTGGTGAAAGGGTTGAAGGTTTAAATGGCAAGAAGTGGAAAATTGGACACGACTACGGAGTGGCAAAATGAGTATTGAAGCGCAGAATAAGCAAATATTTAACTGGTTGAAAGACCAAAATAGAGTTAATCAGCTTATGGCATATGACCAATTTGGCTGTACTAGACTTGCGGCTCGCATATATGATTTAAAACAGATGGGTCATACAATTGGTAAATATACTGTCGTTACACCAAATAAAAAGCGATATGCAGAATATTACTTGCAAAAAGAAAGTGAAGCAAATGGAACAGTGTAGTTATTGCGATGGGCATAAAGTTGTAGAAGACTGGCATTGCTTGCACTATAAAA